GGTCTATGAGAACTAGATAGGAAAGAAGAATAAAGAAGCAGTATTTGTTAGGAAAAGAAGCAGTATTTGTTAGGAAATATATGTTCTCCGTCGCAAGATTTTCTAGGATTTATATCTTCTCTCATGTCTTAAAAAGAAAAGAATCGTGTAACAATTCCGTGTAACATTGAGAAAGACCCCTAGAACAATAGATACCAATAAATAAGCCTTATTTAAGGCTATAAAAATCATTATGTCGTACAACAATCATTAGGCGACGTATCAAAAACCCTTAAAAAATGAGGGGGGGGAGGCCATGGGGTCGAGTCTGAAATTATTAAAGTTATGGTACCGAACAAATAGCCAAAAAAACAAAAGAACTATAGTATCAAACAGTAAAAAACCTATATATTATATGATGAATACTTGTCTACAGTGTAAAAATCAATATGAAGCCAAAACCGGGAGGAGTATCTATTGTTCTAATGTGTGCAGAAACAAGTCTTTTCGTTCGGTAGCGAATTCGGTAGCGAATCGAGTACCGTTGCAAAGTACCGTTGCAAACGAGCAGAGTACCGTTGCAAATGCAACGGAACGGGACGAAAATGCAACGGAACGTACCGTTACAGATGCAACGGAAAGTACCGTTGCGGTAGCGAATGCAACGGAAGGGAAATGTCGGAGTTGCAACAAAGAAGTGAACCCCCTCATCTATCTCTGCCGGGAGTGTTTTGACGAAGGGAAAAATCTGCCTTCCGATACGCCCAAAGAGTTCCCGGCCTATTGCACTTCGCATGGAGAACATGTCCGAGAATATTGCGAGTCCATATGTAATTGCGTACACGCATAATAGTATCAAGCTATGAAAATTGAACGTATATGGGCTATGCCTTCACGCTGGACATTCACAATAAAGCCCATAAAAGAACTTTTGGAGCTATACGTAGGCGACGGCAAGGGATGGGTTGATCCGTTCGCTGGCCCGAACAGCATGGCGGAATTTACAAATGACCTCAATCCTGCATATGAAACAACGTACCATCTTGAAGCAGAAGAATTTGTACGCTCCCTTCCGAGAAACGATTATGCCGGCGTCTTATTCGATCCGCCCTATTCGCTCCGACAACTGAAAGAATGCTATCAAGGCATCGGTCGAGCCGTCAGCCAGTACGAGGCGCAGAGGTTCCCCCAAAACGTCAAGGAACTCATTGTACCGAAGATAAAAACAGACGGCATCGCTATTTCTTTCGGATGGAATTCGCAAGGATTCGGGAAGAATCTCGGCTTCAAAATTATAGAAATCCTCCTCGTTCCACATGGAAGAGGTCACAATGACACAATCGTAACAGTAGAGAAAAAATTATGAGAACATGTGTTCATATATGAGGGTAACTCCAAAGAAACCGAAGATTAAAGCATCCTTCCACGAAAACCAGTGGAAGGCCTATAACTTTTCTACCCAGTTTGGCGCAGCAGTAGCCGGAGTGCAGAGCGGAAAGACCTTCTTAGGGGCCTATTGGAGCTTTAAGAAGATAGAAGAGTTTCCGTCAAAAAATGGGATTATCGTAGCTCCAACGTATAAAATTCTCCAACAAGCCACTCTTAAGAAGTTCTTTGAGACCTTTCCTTATTTTCGAAGGTTCTATAAGGAACAGAAGGGTGAGATTCAACTTCCTGGAGGAGGAACGATCTTTATAAGGAGCGCGGACCAGCCTTTGGGTATTGAGGGTATTACGGCCCAGTGGATCTGGTTGGATGAAGGAGGAATGACTTCTCTGTTGACCTGGACTGTTTTAAGGTCGAGGGTCTCTATGACGGGAGGCCAAATATTGATTACGACCACGCCTTATAATATGGGGTGGCTGTTTACCGAGATCTACCGTCCTTTTATGGAAAAGACCGATCCGGCAATCTCTTTCTTTACCTGGAGGTCAATAGACAATCCCCTGTTTTCAAAGGATTTTTATGAAGCGGAACGAAAACGCCTTCCCCCGGAAGAATTTGCCCGTAGATATGAGGGAGAATTTAGGAAAATGGCGGGCCTGGTCTGGGACATCCCCGGAGAACAGATCATTGACTTCGATTCCCAATTAAAACAAATGGCGGAAGCAAGGGTCATGGGCGTGGACTGGGGTTTCAGAAACCCCGCCGCGATCGTCGTTGCCTATCTTATCAAGGATAAATGGTTTATCGTGGATGAATGGAAGAAAGCGGAACGCACCACCGCCGAGATTATCCAAAGCATACAAAGCAAAGTAACGGAACATCAGATAAGAAGGGTGTATCCCGACCCTGCCGAGCCCGATAGGATAGAAGAATGCAGGCGTGAAGGAGTTCCGGTGTATTTGGCGAATAAAGACGTGGAAGGGGGTATTTCGCTGATCCGACAGTTGATTTATGAGAAACGATTTTTCGTAACGAAGAATTGTAAAATGTTTATCGAAGAAGCTTCCATGTACCATTTCCCGGAATCCGACCATGAACAGCAAGGCGAAGAAAAGGAACTTCCCGTGAAATTCAACGACCATTTGTGTTTTACCGAAGATACGGTTATACAGGTTCCCATAGGAGAAACGATACGCCGCGTATCTATGGGGAAAAAAGACGTATACGAGTTTATGGGATCGAAAGTTACCGCCAACCATCCCTACCTTACTGCGCGTGGTTTTGTGGCTCTTGATGCGTTGCGATACGATGATACGATAGTGCTATGGAAAAACAAATTATTGACGGAGTTATATTTAGACGGTACCCGGAATCAAAAAGGCGTGAGCTTCGGTGTTATTTTACATCTTCTCCGGAGAAACGTTTCGGCTATAAAACAAAACGTTTACACCGGTATATATGGGAAAAACAGAATGGAGAAATACCCAAGGGCTATCATATCCATCATAAAGACGGGGATACGCTTAATAACGTTGTATCTAATCTCATCCTTCTCTCTCCGAAAGAACATGCCTTTGAACATATCGAAGCGATCAGAGAACGAGGCAGAAAAGCGATTAAGATTGCAGTTCTGTACGCTCCCCAATGGCATGCTTCCGAGGCCGGACATAAGTTTCATGTATGGTTGGGGAAGCACTCATGGAAAAATAAGAAGAAATTTAACAAGACCTGCGAACAATGCGGGAAAGGATATGTCGCAAAGACAAAATTCGGAAAGTTCTGCCACAATAATTGCAAAGCTAAAGCACTGCGGGCAAGAAGACGTTTATGCAACAACAACAACGAACGGATTCTTTCTGGCGAACGGGATAGTCGTCTCTAATTGCGATGCCTTGCGCTATGCCGTCTATTCCTGGAATCCCCAGAAAATAGCGGTTCCCCCGATACAAAATCCCAATCCCCTCTATTATTACCCTGAACTTCGCATATGAACGTAGGCACCATCAACATTCGTTTAGAAGGCATCACATTCGAACAAACCGAACGGTGCAGAATCATAATCCATAAGATGTTCGAGGCCGGCGTGTTTAACGTGAGAAACGGAAAGGCGATGCTCAACTTCGACCATGAAGGTACCATGTCCGATATAGAAATCTCCATGAAGACCTGGATTAGAAAACACGACGTGCCCCGGGAAACCCTTTTGCCTTTAAGCCAGTTTGTAATAGAAATGAATCAAGACAAGTCCGCGTTTGCAAAAAGTTTGTAAGTATGCTATAGAGGAAATAACTGAATACCTAACCCAGCAATATGGGCGGGAGTCTTTATGACTACCCGCCTTTCTTTATATGCCCGATATTGCGATCCTCCCACATTCGCTACCGCAAGGAACCGAAAGTTCCTTAATGGAGAAACTCCTCAAGGAGAAACAAATTGCCCGCGAGTTTCAGGAACGCCGCCATGAGGACTGGAATGAGAATTACGAACTCTACCGCAACAAGACCAAGACCAACCGCCTTACCCAGCGCCAAGCGGTCAACATCCCTTTAATGAAAGAGACGATCAAGACCCTTCTTGCAAAGGTGGACGATCCTCCTTCGGTAGAATGGAAAGAACTGGGCGGAGACAAGGATAAGGAGATCATGCTTCAGGAAACCTGGAATGAATGGAGCGACGTCGCGAACATTGAAGGCGTAGATCTCCAAGACAAGA